AATCCCTACCCGAAATAATACTTATTAGAAAAAAACCAGCCTTTGGGGAGGCTGGCTAAATCAGGAAACAAGCTGTTATATGGTAATAACTACGTTGCGATTCCAACATTTAAAATGTTAGACTAATGACAATCAGACAGCAACTTTTCCTTTAATTATTTCGAACAATCAGCATCCATCTCCAATCGGAGATCCAACACCATCAGCATACCCTCCACTACGCCCTCAGCTTTCTGGAGCATCCTGCCAACCCAACAATCAGATCGCCCATGCTTACGTGCAAGCGCCATAAAAGTCATGCCGCCGACATAATAGTCCACCAATAAATCATGCAAATCGCTGTTGTTCTTTTTCAGACGGGCCATGCACCCGCAAATGATCATCGCGTCATCGTCACAACATTGTGGGCGAGATTTTACTTTTGAAGGAATTAATCCCTTAAAACCGGCGGCAATGGACGACCAGGTCACATCTTCATGATTATTAGCCGCCCACGCTCCCCAACGCTCAAGAACCATCTGAATATCACGCATCAACTTTCTCCACAAAATCAGGCCAGCACGCCAGTTGCCAGCGCACGATCGATAAAACGAAATATCAACTCCAGCTGGGAGCCATACTTCTCTTCAAATGCCGCGGTATCCGCATGCAGCTCGTCGTGATGCTTTCTGCACAAAGGCAATACAAAGAGGTCATGCGCTTTTGTACCCATTCCGCCCTGACCGTGGCCTATCAGGTGGTGGGGATCATCAGCAGGCTTTCCACAACATGCACACGGCTGTGTCTTAACCCAGCGCGTGTACTTTTCGTTAACCCAGCGGCGACGTTTTGGGCGTAACATAAAAGACTCCGGCGACTCCGGATCCACTTTCAGCGCCAGCACCTTTTTCACTTTATCCTGGATGATGCTGGTGGCAGGAACCGAAGGAACAAGGTCACTTTCCCGGGTGACAGACGGCACAACAGGCTTCGGTAATCTCAGTGCCTTACGGGCTGCACTTTCCGGCAAGGCTCCCGCCAGGTCATTACGAACCAGCCACCAGCACAGTTCCGGCATTGTCACAACGTGACTGTCATCAAAACCGAGATCCCGACGCACAACAGACAACACCCAGCGGGCACAGTTATCCGTTGCCATTGATTCCAGCCGTTCCGTGAACTGATCGCGCAGCTGGTTATCGCAGTGCCAGCACAGACGGATTGCACCCGGCGCGTGTCGCATTGTGGTCATGTTCTCGCTGTGCCAGTCGGAATGAGGCCACTGGCAGCCTTTTTCACGAAGTAACCAGCTTTCAAGACATTCCACGCCACCAGCACGACGGATCACTGCCTCATTGCGGAACACGGCCCGAACGGCAGGATCATCCGCCAGCGGTTGTGATGCCGCCGGAACAGCACCACTGGCGAAAGATGAATAACGTTCCGGCTCAGGCTCCAGCAGGACACGCCCCTGCATAAACAGGGGCATCAGCTCTGAACCTGGTCTGAACAATACGATCCCCATACGCGGGGCAATTTCAGGGGTCAGTAGTGCTCTCACGGTCACCTCAATGAACGGTATCGAGCAGCTTTAACAGCTCAGGGAATCGGGATTCGAAGAAGTGCGGCTGCGTCTCGCGCGGATTTGCGGGACTGGTGATGTTCTTGCCGAACATGCAGCCTTTCGCTGTCAGCGACCAGAATTTTTTGATGTTGTTAATCGCGGTACGGCTGTATCGTTCGCGCTGCTCGACGATCCCCAGTTTCACCATCTGGTGATATACCTGATTAGCTGTCAGGCGGATACCATACTGCTTCAGCAGTGCACTCAGTGACAGCGTGGGGCGGCTTGAGCCATCAGGCGCGTCAGCAGGAGCATCAATGGCATAGCGCGGTGCCAGATTCGGTAAGCCAACAGCCTCCTGGAGTTTCTGACAGGCACCAAGCACTGATGAGTTAGACAGGTTTAATTCCCGGCGCATAAAGTCCAGCAGAATCACACCAGCCTGCATCTTGTCAGCAGCCAGTCCGGATAATTTTTCCGGTGCGCTGGTTACCATGTCGAAAGTACGGATCACCTTCAGATGGAATGACGGGCTGATCCACATTGCATAGGCATACACCAGTTCCTTACAGACATATGTTCCTCCATTCCGCCCTTCTATTTTACTGACTGGTTTACTACCCAAATTTTGGGTAGTTTCATTGAATGAACCAACACCCAGATTTTGGGTATCGATCAATTCCTGAACCAGCTCAGTAATCTGTTGGCTGGAAAGAAACTTTCCTGGCTCCTTGGTTCTGGCATTTGCACCAGATGCTACTGCTGCGCGATGCAGATCGTTCAGGCTGTAACGACCATAAGCATCACGACGAACTTCAATACCATCAATGACCATCAGATTATTCATACTTCGTTTCTCCTCTTAATCAGGCGGCTGCACCCGCCGTTTTCTCGTACTTACTGATAGTTATCTCGACCTTCCCTTCCGGGATAACCGGTCCCCACTCCACCAGCATTCTTTTCACCTGGCTGTCGTCTTCCCACACACCCGCGTGGGTCAGGGCGTCAAACAGCGCCTTGTTATAGTTGTCCAGATCGCGGATCCGGTTATCCGGAGGAAACAACACGATCTCCACTGAAGCAGGTGCCGACGTTGGTTTTGGCAGACGACGTAACTGCTCAACTATTGCTGCACACGCCGCGCTCTGGAATTTTCGCCCCGCCGCGCTTATCAGGCTCTTACCTGCAAACGCCCCTTTGTTGGGGTGTCGCCAGTACGTGTTCACGCTGGGCGGAAAAGGCAGTATCAGCTTCATACTTTCAGGCCTCTCTCATGTAACCAGTGAGCTGCACGCAGCCTGGCGTTCACCTCACCGGCAAGCAGTGCGCGGATAATCCCGGCCGCCTCGCTGTCGTCGTCCTTCACTGCGGTATAAAGCGTGATACCCCGGGCCACACCACGCTTTATCGTGATGACGCCTTTTTTCTTCAGAGCTCGAAGATGCTCCACCGCTGCATTCACTGAACGGTATCCCAGCATGGTTGCCACCTCCTGATTGGTTGGCGGGAAGCCACGTTCTTTCTGATAAGAAATCAGCATATCCAGCACCTGCTGCTGGCATTGAGTTAACGTCGTCATTAAGCCCCCACGTAATTCCCTGACAGATACCACTCATCACCCGATGCAGCGCGCTTGCTGCTTTTCCGTAAGCACCGCTCACGACGCGCAAGAAAATTGTTTCGCTCTTGCTGGGAGTGGCTTTCACGGAATGCCGCCATCCACACCGTTGCAGCACGACGGTATAAGCCCCTTGACTCCAGTTCTTCAGCCTGGCGGGTCAGGCACAAAATCACCCGGGGATCGTTAGTGCCGACATAGAAATTGCGCACAGGTCTGGTTTCACGAACTGGTTGTGGTTCCGGCTCCTGCGCTCTCTCAGTCAGGCGCGGGAAATGTCTGCGTGTATCCTCTTCACAACGGTGAACCACACGCCCACTCTGACGTAACTTGCTTGCTGACTGTAGAACGCGCTGCCGTGAGTAACCAGCAAAAGCATCCGCAATGTCTCCGGAAGTACACCCCGGATGGGCTTCAATGAATTTCTGAACGTCATTTAACAGACTCATGATCACCCCCTGAATCCTGCCGGGATCTGGCTGTAGTCCACGTTGTCGTAACTGGATTTGAAATACGGGTCTTCGCGTTTTTCGGTGTACGTGCTGACGGACGGCGATAAGCGCAGGGAAAGCTCATCCCATTTTTCCCGCAGCTTCGACGGGCTGAGCACGTTACGGCACCAGAACGGATCGCGGCTGACGCGGCTGTACATCTCGCAGATTTGTTTGTGAGTACGACCATCCTGCACACACATCAGGCGAATTTCGTTTGCCCAGGCTGTCCAGTTCGGTTCTTTGGGACGAACCACCTTGCCGTCACATTCGGCGGCTTGCTCGTACAGGGCGATGATTTTTTTCCAGAGCCACTGTGCGCAGGTCAAATCATCCTGCGTTCCCCACTGGCGCTTTTTAGGGCTGAATACAACCGCATCAGGATGGCGAGTTAAAAAATCCTGTTCATCCGTCTGCGTGTCCGGTTGCGAAGCGTCCGGACGAGAAGGTTTTTTATCTGACGGATCATGTTTTGATTTTACTGACGGATCCCCGCCAGATTCTGACGGGTGAAAACCCGCTTTTTTGCCAGATTTCGACGCATCAAATTTTGACGGGTCAGATTTTGATGCGTCAGATTTTGACGGGTCAGAATCTGACAGTTGAGAAAATGCCGCTGCCTGAAGCTTCGCAACGTTAAGCTGATAAACATTCGACGCATTGCGGTTACCCTGGCGACGCGCCTTACGCGTTAACCAGCCTTCTGCTTCCAGCCGTGCGATAGCCGTTCTGACGGTACTCATCCCCGCGCCAATCTGGCGGGCAATGGTTTCAATTGATGGCCAGCACACACCTTCGTCATTACTGAAATCAGCCAGGCGGGCCATAATTGCCACGCTGGATAACTTCATGCCTGATGCAGCGCAACCATCCCATACATAGCCGGTTAATTTAGTGCTCATGACCGACCTCTATTTCCCTGAATTTACGACGAAACTGTTCGAGCGGGCTGAAGCACTCATGCTCATAGCCTTCGCGGAGGTAGATAACTCGTTGTGTTTCCGGCTCCCAACGAATGACTCTGACGGGCACTCCGTAGTGATCTTTGAACCAGCGGTTAACTTGTCGCAAAGGACTGTCTCCTTCTGCCGGTTGAAATCACCCACAGCCCACTCAGCAAAGCTGTGGGTTACAATTTCCCTGTCACCTGGTACATTAACTGCATAGCAATACTCCACCTTCGCTTTTCCACCCGGTACAGGAAGCGCAATCAGTTGCGAGCGACGGTAGTGTGTTGTTAAACTGTTCATGCGTTAGTTTCTCCACAGTCACGACACGCCACGGCGCCCGGAGCTGCACACTCGCGGGCGTCATTACTTTCTGAAATGCAAAAGATTTTGTAGACCAGTGCTGCATGCTCCTGCAGCTTCGAAATTGAGAGATACAGCTCGTCGTTAATTGCTGTCTTCTCATGCGGTTCCACCACACCGTCTTCGATTGCCGAACGAATCTGTCTGGAATAACTGCCAATCTGTTCAATGACTTCCAGCAGGCGCTGGTTAATATCGGCGTTGTCCACATCCTCGACGTCAGGAAGAGACACAAAGACGCCATTTGCAGACTGCGCCACAGCGTCAGCAATGAAGTGAGTTCCACCAGCACGTTGCAAAATCATTGCCCATCCCAGCGGGAAAATCTGATCGCCATCTGCACGAAGGCGGTTGAATAAAGCGTTTTCTGTTACATCGAGCCAGTCAGCCGCTTCAGCGTAACCACCCGGCAACGCCGCGATAGTTTTTCTGACAGCTTTCACGTACCACTCAGGCTGTTTTTCTATTTTCCAGTGATGCTTACCCACGATTAGCCTCATCGTTCTGTGGTTAAAAATTGAAAGTGTTCTGCTAATCTTTCGGATAGATATCCGGTCTTAAGTCAGATTTCGTAATTGCACCTGACGTGCATTGCTCAAGTTTTTTAGCCAGCACAAAACTGGCTTTTTTATAGCCATTGAAAACCAGCCGTAAGTAGCCAGGTGTTGAGCCAACTTTTCCGGCCAACTCGCCCTGCTGTTCTTTGGTTAAAGAGTCCCAATACGCTTTCATACAATATGTACCTCCAGTGTACATATTACATGATTGAAATGAACCTTCAAGACACTTGTACCTTAACGGTACAAGGGTTTTAATTTCGTTATGAAAACAATCCATGACATCCGGCGGTCTAACGCCAGAAAACTGAGAGATGGTGTTGGCGGGAATTCTTCCTTTGCCACTATGATTGATCGCGAGCCAACCCAGACCAGCAGGTTTATGGGAGATGGTGCTACTAAAAATATCGGTGACAGCATGGCACGACACATCGAAAAATGTTTCGACCTGCCTGTCGGATGGCTCGATCAAGAACACCAGACAACGAACATCACAAAAAAACCTGATGTTTCAATCACTAATAAACAAATCACATTAGTCCCTGTCATATCATGGGTACAGGCCGGAGCATGGAAAGAAGTTGGATATTCTGAGGTTGATTTGAGCACAGCAGAAACGTATCCCTGCCCTGTACCCTGTGGGGAAATGACTTATATCTTGCGGGTGATAGGTGATTCAATGATTGATGAGTACCGCCCGGGAGACATGATTTTTGTCGATCCTGAAGTACCTGCCTGCCACGGTGACGACGTTATTGCATTGATGCACGATACAGGTGAAACCACCTTCAAAAGGTTGATAGAAGATGGGACACAGCGTTATCTCAAAGCGTTAAACCCAAACTGGCCTGAGCCTTACATTAAGATCAACGGTAATTGCTCTATAATTGGTACAGTGATTTTCTCAGGAAAACCAAGAAGATACAAAATCAAAGCCTAATCAATGTTTATGAACCTGCTTCGGCAGGTTTTTTTATACTTGACAATGTACCTTTGAGATACATAATGTACCCAAGCGAAACAACGAACAGGCAGGACGCCCACGAAGTAGCCGCCGGTGGCGTATGAATGACCGGATGATTCGTTAGCAACAAAAAAGCGCCCTATAGGACGCTTCGCTCTTTAACAATCTGGTCCCCATCAACAAGTAACTGATAACTTGAGGAGGTGTGAAATGCACAAAACAGAACCAAAAATCGTCGCGCCTGGCTACACAGATGAGGAAATTTATGAGTGGATGACAAAGAAGCTGGCAGCTATAAACCAGCTTCGTGAAGTGCTGTCTTATCGACAGGAAACAATAGACTCCTTAAAAAAACTGGATCAGGAAATCACGGTTTTATCACAGGATGTTACTTTAGATATTGTGCAGACAAATTAGGATCCCATTCATTTTCGTCAAAATCATCAAAGTGATGAATTTGTGATCTCCAGTCTCGATAATCTAAAAATTTCTGGGCGGTTACACTTATTTTATCAAGCGTGAGTTCATCCTGAATTGAAAGAAGAAGTTCATCAAATTTCATCTCATTAATCTGTTTTGGCATCCAGTGATGCTTCATCAGAATAAGGTGAACCAGAGCCTTTTTCCCATTCAACTGATTATAGGGTGTGCCGAATTTCTTCCGGTGCTCATTTAAGACAAGGTCCAGAAGAGTAAGTAATGTTGCCCTTGATTCAACTTTGCTTATTTCGACTGATGACACTACCCCACTGATTTCAATGCCCCGATACTTTCCAACATTTTCACAGTGGGATTTGTACAGCGTATAGATATTACCGGACATTTCTTTTCCTTTTGCGTTGTTGGGGATAACCAGATTAACCGAATCCTTGTTGTTGGGGAATAACCAGGTCCACCTCGCCTGATGTGGCTAAAAGCAGGCACATAACAGCTAAGTATTTTCAACCAGAGAGAATCCTTAGCGTTGTGGTGAATGCGGCTCAGCGCACGCGGGTTAAGGTTGAGGCTGACAGTCGACCTTCTGTGGATACCCACCCGCCTGGTGTGCAACCTTCGCCAGGCACCGGGAGGCACCCGGCTCCACAACTTTATGCTGTGTGTAGTCCTGGCGGTACCAGTTTGTACCCTTGCTTCCGGCTGGTACCGCTCTTTTTACAAAACAGAGAAGAGCATCACCGGACGACGGGCTCATAACCCAATCCATCCGGGCGGCTGCCACCGCAGGTGTTCTTCTCTGTTTTGTGGAGAAACCAACCGACCTTGCAGGGTCGATATGATGAGGAGCAGCAAAATGGCTAGCGAACGCGGTACTGATGTGCAGGCATTTATCGGGGAGCTGGACGGCGGCGTATTTGAAACCAAAATCGGCGCAGTTCTCAGTGAAGTCGCTTCCGGTGTGATGAACACGAAAACCAAAGGTAAGGTCTCACTCAACCTGGAAATCGAACCATTTGATGAGAACCGTGTGAAAATCAAACACAAACTCTCATATGTTCGCCCGACTAACCGCGGGAAAATTTCCGAAGAAGACACCACCGAAACGCCGATGTATGTCAATCGCGGTGGTCGCCTGACTATTCTGCAGGAAGACCAGGGACAATTACTGACTCTTGCCGGTGAGCCTGACGGAAAATTACGCGCAGCAGGTCATTAATATCGTTCTTAATTAACTGATTATTTATCTCATCACTGAATATCTTTATATAGTGAGGACTTATTATGTCTCAGAACTTAGACGCAACCGCAATTAATCAAATCCATACCCTTATTTCTGCTCAGGGTGTTAATGAAATTATCAGTAAGATTGGTGCCGATGCTGTGGCATTGCCTGAGAATTTCCGCATTCATGATCTTGAAAAATTTAATTTAAATCGCTTCCGTTTCCGTGGTGCGCTTTCCACTGCCAGCATCGATGACTTTACCCGTTATTCTAAAGATCTTGCAGATGAAGGCACCCGCTGCTTTATCGATGCTGATAATATGCGTGCCGTCAGTGTACTTAACCTGGGTACTATTGATGAACCAGGTCACGCAGATAACACCGCCACTCTCAAACTGAAAAAGACAGCACCGTTCTCTGCCCTGTTGTCTGTTAACGGTGAGCGTAACTCCCAGAAGTCACTGGCAGAATGGCTCGAAGACTGGGCCGACTACCTTGTGGGCTTTGATGCTAATGGTGATGCTATTCAGGCAACAAAAGCGGCTGCGGCAGTCCGTAAAATCACGATTGAAGCAAACCAGACCGCTGATTTTGAAGACAATGACTTCAGCGGCAAACGCTCCCTGATGGAGTCTGTCGAAGCGAAGACCAAAGATATTATGCCTGTGGCATTTGAATTTAAATGCGTTCCGTTTGAAGGCCTGAAAGAACGTCCGTTTAAATTACGCCTCAGCATTATCACTGGCGATCGTCCTGTACTGGTTCTGCGCATTATTCAGCTGGAAGCAGTGCAGGAAGAAATGGCTAACGAATTTCGTGATCTGCTTGTTGAGAAATTCAAGGACAGCAAAGTAGAAACCTTTATTGGTACTTTCACCGCCTGATTTCATTACTGCAAATGCCCCTGCGGGGGCATTTATGGAAACGTAATTGACTCAATAATCGCCGGATGGTGAGGGCTTCCTTTTACCAGAATTCAGCGCGGTGCAGCGCATATACGTGGAGAACAAAATGTCATTTATTAAAACTTTTTCCGGGAAGCATTTTTATTATGACAGGATAAATAAAGACGACATCGTTATTAACGATATCGCGGTTTCTCTTTCAAATATCTGTCGCTTTGCAGGACATCTTTCACATTTCTACAGCGTTGCCCAACATGCGGTGCTTTGCAGCCAACTGGTACCGCAGGAATTTGCTTTTGAAGCGTTAATGCATGATGCAACAGAAGCGTATTGCCAGGACATCCCGGCGCCACTGAAACGCCTTCTTCCTGACTATAAACGGATGGAAGAAAAAATAGATGCAGTAATCCGTGAGAAATACGAGTTGCCCCCGGTTATGAGCACGCCTGTGAAATATGCCGATCTAATCATGCTGGCAACCGAACGCCGTGATCTCGGGCTTGATGATGGCTCTTTATGGCCTGTACTGGAAGGTATCCCGGCAACAGAGATGTTCAAAGTTATTCCACTGGCACCGGGCCATGCCTACGGGATGTTTATGGAACGCTTCAACGAGTTATCGGAATTACGCAAATGTGCATAACTCATGTAGTTAGTTTTTCTGGCGGGAGAACATCCGCATATCTTGTTCACCTGATGGAAGAACAAAGAAAGGCTGGCAATAACGTCTGCTACATCTTTATGGATACCGGTTGCGAACATCCGCTGACATACCGCTTTATCCGGGAGGTTGTGAAGTTCTGGGACATACCACTAACTGTGTTACAGGTCGATATAAATCCTGAGCTTGGGCAGCCAAATGGTTATACAGAATGGGAGCCAAAGGATATTCAGACACGAATGCCGGTGCTTAAACCGTTTATGGATATGGTTAAAAAGTACGGCACGCCATACATCGGCGGCGCGTTCTGTACTGACAGGCTAAAACTCATCCCTTTCACGAAATACTGCGATAACCATTTCGGGCGAGGTAATTACATCACATGGCTGGGTATTCGTGCAGACGAACCCCGTAGGCTGAAACCGAAATCGGGCGTCCGGTATCTTGCCGAGCTGTCAGATTTTGATAAGTCGGATGTTATCCGGTGGTGGCGAAAACAACCTTTTGATTTGCAAATCCCGGAGCATCTCGGGAACTGTGTTTTCTGCATCAAAAAGTCAACGCAAAAGCTGGGGCTTGCATGTAAAGACGAACCAGGTCTGATGCGAGTTTTTAATGAGCTGGTTACAGGCAAACACGTCAGGGATGGTCATCGCAGAACAGGTAAAGACATTATGTACCGTGGTCACCTGACGCTTGACGGAATTGCCAGAATGTCTGCCAACAGCGACTACAGAAATTTGTATCAGGCGATGGTACAGGCCAGGCGATTCGATACCGGCTCGTGTTCAGAGTCATGTGAAATCTGGGGTGATCAATTGGAATTGGAATTCGAAGAGGTAGGGGTATGACAACCGAAATTAACTACCATGCACTGCTTGAGCGCGCACGGAATAAAGTGCAGAGCATTGAGTTCGCCTTAACACAGAGTGCATTCGCTGAGATTCGCGCTGAGCTTGAAAATGATTTAGAACTGGCACGGATTGCACTGGCATCTCTGGAAGTTGAGCCAGATGAACGCGCAGCCTATGAATTATTTATGGAAAAGCGTTTCGGTAAAACAGTCGATCGTCGGAGAGCAAAAAACGGCGATAACGAATACATGGCATGGGATATGACTCTCGGTTGGATCATCTGGCAGCAACGAGCTGGTATCCATTTTTCAACAATGTCACAACAAGAGGTGAAATAATAGAGCCATACAGCCTCACACTCGATGAGGCCTGTTCATTGCTCAATGATATCCAGACCTACCATCGCCGCATCAATGCGGCTTTTTCTTGCGTGTAATTGCGGAGACTTTGCGATGTACTTGACACTTCAGGAGTGGAACGCTCGCCAGCGACGCCCAAGAAGCCTTGAAACAGTTCGTCGATGGGTGCGCGAATGCAGGATATTCCCTCCTCCGGTTAAGGATGGAAGAGAGTATCTGTTCCACGAATCAGCGGTAAAGGTTGACTTAAATCGACCAGTAACAGGTAGCCTTTTGAAGAGGATCAGAAATGGGAAGAAGGCGAAGTCATGAGCGCCGGGATTTACCCCCTAACCTTTATATAAGAAACAATGGATATTACTGCTACAGGGACCCAAGGACGGGTAAAGAGTTCGGATTAGGCAGAGACAGGAGGATAGCAATTACTGAAGCAATACAGGCAAACATTGAGTTATTTTCAGGACACAAACACAAGCCTCTGACAGCGAGAATCAACAGTGATAATTCTGTTACGTTACATTCATGGCTTGATCGCTACGAAAAAATCCTCGCCAGCAGAGGAATCAAGCAGAAGACACTTATAAATTACATGAGCAAAATTAAAGCAATAAGGAGGGGGCTACCTGATGTTCCACTTGAAGACATCACCACAAAAGAAATTGCAGCAATGCTCAATGGATACATAGACGAGGGCAAGGCGGCGTCAGCCAAGTTAATCAGATCAACACTGAGCGATGCATTCCGAGAGGCAATAGCTGAAGGCCATATAACAACAAACCCGGTCGCTGCCACTCGCGCAGCAAAATCAGAGGTAAGGAGATCAAGACTTACGGCTGACGAATACCTGAAAATTTATCAAGCAGCAGAATCATCACCATGTTGGCTTAGACTTGCAATGGAACTGGCTGTTGTTACCGGGCAGCGAGTTGGTGATTTATGCGAAATGAAGTGGTCTGATATCGTAGATGGATATCTTTATGTCGAGCAAAGCAAAACAGGCGTAAAAATTGCCATCCCAACAGCATTGCATGTTGATGCTCTCGGAATATCAATGAAGGAAACACTTGATAAATGCAAAGAGATTCTTGGCGGAGAAACCATAATTGCATCTACTCGTCGCGAACCGCTTTCATCCGGCACAGTATCAAGGTATTTTATGCGCGCACGAAAAGCATCAGGTCTTTCCTTCGAAGGGGATCCGCCTACCTTTCACGAGTTGCGCAGTTTGTCTGCAAGACTCTATGAGAAGCAGATAAGCGATAAGTTTGCTCAACATCTTCTCGGGCATAAGTCGGACACCATGGCATCACAGTATCGTGATGACAGAGGCAGGGAGTGGGACAAAATTGAAATCAAATAATGATTTTATTTTGACTGATAGTGACCTGTTCGTTGCAACAAATTGATAAGCAATGCTTTTTTATAATGCCAACTTAGTATAAAAAAGCAGGCTTCAACGGATTCATTTTTCTATTTCATAGCCCGGAGCAACCTGTGAACACATTTTCAGTTTCCCGTCTGGCGCTGGCATTGGCTTTTGGCGTGACGCTGACCGCCTGTAGCTCAACACCGCCCGATCAACGTCCTTCTGATCAAACCGCGCCTGGTACCTCTTCTCGCCCGATTCTGTCGGCAAAAGAAGCGCAGAATTTCGATGCTCAACACTATTTTGCATCCCTGACACCAGGTGCGGCAGCGTGGAATCCTTCCCCGATTACCCTGCCTGCGCAACCTGACTTTGTTGTCGGCCCGGCGGGTACTCAAGGTGTAACGCATACCACGATTCAGGCGGCGGTAGATGCGGCAATTATCAAGCGCACCAACAAGCGCCAGTATATTGCCGTGATGCCTGGTGAGTATCAGGGAACGGTGTATGTCCCTGCCGCTCCGGGTGGAATTACTCTGTACGGTACAGGTGAAAAACCGATTGATGTGAAGATTGGGCTTTCCCTTGATGGGGGCATGAGCCCTGCCGACTGGCGTCACGACGTCAACCCGCGCGGCAAATATATGCCAGGTAAACCAGCGTGGTATATGTACGATAGCTGCCAGAGCAAACGCAGCGACAGTATCGGTGTTCTCTGCTCTGCGGTCTTCTGGTCACAAAACAATGGCCTGCAACTGCAAAATCTGACCATCGAAAACACGCTGGGCGATAGCGTAGATGCGGGTAACCATCCGGCGGTGGCACTGCGTACTGATGGTGACAAAGTGCAGATCAATAACGTCAACATTCTCGGTCGTCAGAATACCTTCTTTGTCACCAACAGTGGTGTGCAAAACCGTCTGGAAACCAACCGTCAGCCGCGTACTCTGGTGACCAACAGTTACATTGAAGGGGATGTGGATATCGTTTCTGGTCGCGGCGCAGTGGTGTTCGATAACACCGAATTCCGCGTGGTGAACTCACGTACTCAGCAAGAAGCGTATGTGTTTGCACCGGCTACGCTGTCTAACATCTATTACGGTTTCCTCGCCGTAAACAGCCGTTTCAATGCTTCCGGTGATGGCGTGGCGCAACTGGGTCGCTCGCTGGATGTTGATGCCAATACCAACGGTCAGGTGGTGATCCGTGATAGCGCCATCAACGAAGGTTTTAACACAGCCAAACCCTGGGCTGATGCGGTGATCTCTAATCGTCCGTTTGCGGGTAACACCGGCAGCGTTGATGATAACGACGAAATACAACGCAATCTGAATGACACTAACTACAACCGCATGTGGGAATACAATAACCGCGGCGTGGGTAGCAAAGTGGTTGCAGAGGCGAAGAAGTAA